ATGGTTTAAAAACAAAACCAAAGGCAGAAACACTTGAAGATTGTAAAAAATTTTTAGATAAATTAAATTAATTTTTTTCTTTTTTTCTTTTTTTCTTTTTTTCTTTTTTTCTTTTTTTCTTTTTTTTTTAAAAAAACACACTTATAAATAAAAATTTTAAAAACACACCCATAACTCAAAATTTTGAAGATTGTTTGTTATGTTTAGAAAAGTTATGATTTAAGATTTGTTTTAATTAACTTTAATAAATGTTTACCTTCTCTTGTTAAGCTACAATTGTCATCTATAAATTTTTCTAAATCTGAATCACATAAAAATTCAAAGAAGATATTAATTAAATCATTAGCTTGTGTATCTAATTTTTTATTGCGCTCGTGCGCTTGAGCCTTATTCTTACTATCTCTAAAATCGTGTCCCTCATCTCGTTGTGTCATTACTCATCCTCCCATACATCATCAATTACAAATCCATTCTCATTTGAGTTTTGTAATTCACTCCATTTTTCAACAGGTATTTTTTCTGCTTTTTTAATTGCCTCTTTATCATCTTTAGCTTGTACATTTATTTCATACTGCTCGTAAACTGTATAACCACCTATGACTTTGTATGTTTTCATTTACTCCCCGCTTGTTGATTGTAATCATACCATCCAGAATTTTCTAAATAGTCTACCGCCTCTTTTAGATGTTCTCTAAAATGTTTTGTTCTATACTCGCTAGGGCAATCTTCATCAGCGTGGCAACATACCCACGCTAGCATTGACGCTAGCTTGTTCTCTTCGCTTGTCCATTTTTTCTTTTTCATACTATCCCTTCTGCTCGCTCGCTTGTTCATTTTCATCTATATCAAATTTTCTAAAATCAAAATGTTCTTGAAAATCTTTTAAGCTCCAATCTTCCATAGATTTCATATATTCATCATTTTGTTTTTTAGCTTCTTCCCAAGTTATTGGTTTTCCACTTTGTTCTGCAGAATAGTGAAAATCTTCTGTATAATCAAAGGCGCTTGCATACTCTAAAAACATTTTTTTATTGTATTTCATATTATCCCTTCTGCTCGCTCGCTTGTTAGTTTTTTCATTCTTCCCCCTTATATTTAGTGATTATTTTTTCTAGGTATTAAATCTAAATTATCACCTTCTCTACTTAAATAAGAAATAAAACCCTCTTTTAGTTTATAATTATCATCAAAACCACTTTCTATATGTTTTTTGTAATCCAACCAATCTTTATAGAGATATTTAATTGCCAATTCTTTATGTTCTGGATTTCTTAATTCAAGTTTTATTTTCTTTTTCATATTATCCCTTCTGCTCGCTCGCTTGTATGTCTATAATTTCGTACTCTTCTGGAATTACTAAATTATTTTTCCAACTATTATCAAAATTTTTATAGTGGGTTTCGTGAAAGTGGTCATTAACATAATCTCTTATGTCTTCTACATCATCAGGAATTTTTATATCTTTAGTCCATTCCTGAGTGGTTTTAATTACTGCTTTATATTTTTTCATATCATCCCTTCTGCTCGCTCGCTCGCTCGCTTGTTAGTTTAATAAGCGGGTTAACATCAGCCCGCAACTGATAACAACATAATTTTATACTCTTGAAGTTAAAGAGTATCCGCACAAAATTAAACATCTTGCACAAATCCTGTATTGTCTTTTAATGCTCGACCCTTCGCATAAAGGCCCGCAATTCCTCTTGGGTCTTTAAACCTTAAATCTGTTTTATCTGCATTAAAGACTTTATAATTTAAAAATTTTTTAGGTAGTTTTTTATTTCTAAAAACAGCGCTCACGTTGCCGCCACGTTTTAATATATCAAGCGCTTGCGCTCTATTATCTTCATTTAAGCTATATGTAAGATGATAATTTTTTGGATATTCACCATTAACAAATTTTAATGCTCGTTTGTAAATTTTTGTGTAGTCGTACCATTTGACTTTTGGAAACTCTTCATATAGCCCGTAAATATTCCAATCTATATCACTCGTGCCGTTTAAACGTATTGCGGGTTTAAATCCTTTTTTCTTACATCTTAAAATATGTCTTTTTATTTCTTCTCTTAATTGTTTTAAAAAACTTTCACGTTCTATAAAATACCATTTTGTTTTATTAATACGTCCTAATTGAACTGAACCCATTTGACCCCGCCCCGCCGTGTTTAAACAGCTTGCCATACATCCCGCGCTTGCCATAGCGCAAGTATTAAAGCCGCTTGTCCGTTGTGGCGCTAAATATAAAATTGCGGTCATATATTTATATTTTCGACCTTTAATTGTTTTGGCGTTGTTATCTATGTTAAGAAGTTTTTTTGATTTGTATAATTTCATTTAACAATCTTGGCAATAATTTTTGTATTTAATATAATCCGGCTTTAATAGTTTAAAACAATTAAAACAATGTCCAAAATTATTAACATAGTGAATTTCTTTATCGGACGTTATTTTATGAGTAATTTTTAAAATTTCTCTTAATTCTGATACTTTCATTTTTTTAAAATTATCTATGTTTAAATTAGGGTTATTAACAATAATATTTAATAAATCTTTTTTTGTTATTAATTCAGTTTTATTCATTTTTGTTAAATTCTTTTTTTCAATATAATTCTGTATGTTTGTGTATTCTCTAACTTTCATATTTTTTCTAACATATCTAATTCAATACTTTCTGTAATATATTCTAACGGCTTAAATCTTATTCCGTCTTTTAATCTGTAAATTATTTCATTGCCGTTTTTATCTGTTTTTATATTGCCGTCATCATCTATTAAATAAAATGATATATCAGACACTCCTATATAATAATTTTTTTCTGTCATAATTTCTAACTTTCTAATATGGGATATTATATTCTAATATCCCATATTGCAACATTTTAATTAAGCCACCTCATCTTTTAAAATTAAAGGCGGTTCATAGTTTAAAATAGAATATGTTATATATTCTTTTGTATTAATTGTATTGTGAGCGTTCAATAATCTATTAGCGTTTTTTATATTTTCTGCTCTACCCACTATATAAAAATCGTCCTCTAAATTACTTTCATATTTAACTTGTTTTAAAATTAAATACATATTAATTATATCCTTTATTCTCTAATTGAAGCGCTTTAGTTTTATTCCAGATAATCCCAACACCGGATAGAACCTTCTCTAAAACAGTGTTTAATTGTTCTGGTACGCCACACTCAAAAACTGAATTTATTGCGCTTTGCTTATACAATTTCAGTTCCTTAACCTTTTTTCCTTCTGGTGTTTTTTCTGCTTCAATTTGTGCCAGATATTGCGCCCAATCTCTTAATTGTTCTCTACAATCGGACGGTTGAATTCCACGTCCATAATTATCACGTGAGTAATAATTATCACCATCAGATTTTTTAAACTTATAGCTTAAATTTTCTTTTAGTTCTTTATTATTAATTTTACCAAAAAATGTTATTGCTTTACGTTGTTTAATTTCTAGTTCAGCAATAGCGCTTTCTAGTTCTTTTATAACAACATCAGCTTTTATTTTTTTGGCAAGTTTCAATTCAGCGCTTTCAGTTAAATCCGCCACAATAGATTTTACGCTTAATTGCGCTTGATCTATTAACGGATCAATTTCTGAATTGATACGGTCTTTTAAATGTTCCAACTGATATTTAGTTGGGTATGTTGATTTACTCATAAGATATTTACTCCTATTTGTTAAGTTAATATCCTATAATTATATAATTATTTTTAAATTAATTGCAAGCGGTTTTTTCTTTTTTTCTTTTTTTCTTTTTTTCTTTTTTTCGCTTGTAGATTGTATATTTTTTACGGGGTATCCGTTGGCCTTTAACCACTCAATATGTAGCGCCAATAGCTTTCGCATTGGCGGGCCTGCTTTGCGGGTCATTAATAATTTTGAATTACTAATTTTTCAGAATTAGGTATTTTTAAAACGGTTGTTTTGTCTTGTAATTCTTCAAGCGTTTTAACATCATAATTTTGCTTAATTTCTTTAAAGTTTTCATATTCTGAAAATTCGCAACAGTAGGCAATCGGGTCGAATTCTAATTCCGTGCCACAATCTTCTTCATGTTGAATTAAATAGTCATATAAAGTCTTTAAACCGTCATAACTAAAATTATCTGGTCTAATCTTTTTGAATTCGTTTTCAAAATCAAATTCACTCATTGTTTTCTTCATGTTTTTTAATTCCTTTTTATATATAAAGTTGGTACTAGTGAAAATGGATTGTCATATTCACAAGTAAATAATAAATCTTTTAATTTTATTTTAGGATTTATTAATTTTTCTTTTTTAAAAAGATTTTTTGCTTGTCTTTTTAAATATTTGTTTAAGTTTTCATATTTCATTTTTTTTCTTTCATTTGTTTATTCTTGAAAATACAGGTTTATCAAAGTAATAGCAATTAACATGTTTAGTATCAAAATTGACTTTGTAACCATTATTATTGAGTTTATCTATTAATAGAGATGCATCACAATCTTCTTCAAAATAATAACAACCGTTTTCATAATTGTAATATGAATATTTTGAAAAATCTTTTATATTTATATCAAAAGCTTGGAGGTCATATTTTGATATTTTAATATATCCATGACTTTCGTTGTCATAGAATTTTAATGTTATTTCTTTATCCATTTTTTTATTCTCCTATATTATCTTATAATAAATACATTAATTAAAAATTGATTGCAAGCAATTTGTACTCTAAAAATAAACTTATTTTTACGTTGTTTAATTGTGGTATTTATTCAATTAAAACTAGAGTTTTATTAACTTATAATCATTCTAATCTATAAAGTTATTACAAGTCATTATTAAGCGGCCGCTCGTCTCTCGATACTCGCTTAAACTTTTTGAGAGAAGGGAAACTAGAGACTTGGCGCACAACTCCAGATTGTTTCACGTGAAACTAGAAGCGCGCTAGTTTAGAATTATTCTAAAATAAAATAATAACGCTTGCAAAAAAAATAATTTTCCCTTAATATCCCATAATAAAGAAAGTGAGGAAAATATGAAAAAAGAAAAAAAACTAGAAATACACTTTGATGATGGAAGCGGGGATAAATGGTTTTATGAATTTACAGACCATAACTATGCTATTAATTTAGTTAATGTAAAAAATTGTATTTTCAGAAATACTTTATCTGAAAATTGGATAACTAAAATTATTTCAAATAATAAAACTTATCAAAGTGATAAAGAAATCATTAACTTTTTAGATGGTAAATTAGTTTAACAAATAGCCGAAACCAGCGGATTTAATTCTGCTGGTCTATCTATCGTGGTTGATAGATACTGACGATGGCAGACCCATTAATTATAACTAGAAGGAAAATCATGAAAAAAGAAAAAAGAGTAACTTACATTGACGGCTTAAAGTTAGGTTACAAAAATGGTGCTGACTTATTAAACTTAATTAATAAGCAGATTAAGACAGCATCAAATAAACAAATTAAACCTGAAATTAATCTTATTAAGATAGTAGGTTTAATTCATGAGTATTTGGCACAATGGGAGAATGTTCAATTAGGAGATAAGGTTGAATATAAACCGCAAATAATAGTTATGAAGAATTTATTCGAAAATAAAAAACCAGAACCAGAACAACTAGAATTAAATTTTAATTAGTCTAGTTCCTCGATACCCGCCGCGCGTTAAGAATAGCGCGCGGCGGGTTTTTTTATTTCAATAGAGGTACCAACACTCTTCCAAAATATTAAAAGTTCTTTTTAATTAATTCTATTTTTCGAGAAAGATGTAACTAACTGATGATAATATTGTCGGATTTGTACGGTTTATGACCTCAAATTCGTTATTGCTTTCTAGGACAATACCGAATACAGTAATAATCGTTGGAAACATTAACTAAAAAATTTTACAAAAAATTTTTTTCAAAATGCAAATTGATCTAGATAAAATAAAAAAACTCCCACCTGATATAAGAAAAGATTTCATGAAAATGGCTGTAAAGCTTGATGAAAAGAAAAAGATATCCAAAGTTAAAGATGACTTCCTGTCATTTGCCAAACACATGTGGCCAGAGTTTATCGAAGGTCGACACCATAAAATTATTGGAGATAAGTTTAACCAGATAGCACAAGGCAAAATCAAGAGATTGATCGTCAATATGCCGCCAAGACATACAAAGTCCGAGTTCGCCAGCTCCCTGCTGCCCGCTTGGATGATCGGTAGAAACCCGAAACTAAAAATTATTCAAACGACCCACACCGGAGAACTAGCTATTAGATTCGGGCGTAAAGCTAAAACACTAATGGACACAGAAGATTATAAAAAAGTCTTTGAGACAAGATTGAGGGAAGACAGTCAAGCAGCGGGTCGCTGGGAAACAGCACAGGGCGGTGAATACTTTGCATCTGGTGTAGGTGGAGCAATTACTGGTCGGGGTGCAGATTTATTAATCATTGACGATCCACACTCAGAGCAAGATGCGCTTAACATGACAGCATTAGAGCGAGCGTATGAATGGTATACATCCGGTCCACGTCAAAGGTTGCAGCCAGGTGGTGCGATCGTTTGTGTAATGACAAGATGGAACGTTAAAGATCTAACAGGTCAATTATTAAAACATCAAAAAGAAGCAAAAGCAGATCAGTGGGAGCTGATAGAGTTTCCTGCAATCATGCCTTCGAATAAACCAGTATGGCCTGAGTATTGGCAGCTAAAAGAATTAGAAACAGTTAAAGCATCACTATCAATTGGTAAGTGGAATGCACAATGGATGCAGAACCCAACTAGTGAAGAAGGCGCAATCATCAAAAGAGAATGGTGGAACGTTTGGGAGAAAGATGAAATGCCAGCTTTAGAACATGTCATACAATCATACGATACTGCATTCATGAAAAAGGAAACAGCCGACTATAGTGCAATTACAACATGGGGTATCTTTAGAGAATCTGAAGACAGCCCGCAGCAGTTAATATTGGTTGATGCATTAAAAGGTAGATACGAGTTCCCCGAACTTCGTCGCGTTGCAAAAGAACAATATGACTATTGGAAACCTGAAACGGTATTAATTGAAGCTAAAGCCAGTGGATTGCCACTAACCTACGAGCTTAGAAATATGGGGATACCGGTAGTTAATTTCACACCGTCAAAAGGAAACGATAAGCATGCCCGTGTAAATGCAGTTGCACCTTTGTTTGAATCTGGTATGGTGTGGGCTCCTGAAGAAAAGTTCGCAGAAGAGGTTATTGAAGAGTGTGCAGCTTTTCCATACGGGGATCATGATGACTTGGTTGATAGTATGACCCAAGCTGTTATGCGGTTTAGACAAGGAGGGTTGGTACCGCATCCTGAAGACTATGAAGAAGAAAAAATTATAAAAACAAAAAGAACTTATTACTAATGTCAGAACTAACAGATAAATATTCAAAAAATTTTAGTCCAGAACGAAAAAAAGAATTTGAAAAACGTGTACGTGAGATAGGTGCTGATATGTCAGAACTATCAGCTATACAATATGTTTTAGCAGAAATGAGAAGTGAAATGAAATTAGGCGGTAGAGTAGACAAGCCACTAGGAGCGGGTGGCAAGAAATCAGGACCACCACCTAAATCAGGACCTAATCCACAGGGCTTGAATATTAAGAGTAATACTGTTAAGACAGTGAAACTGGAGAAATAAATGGCAGAAATAGACAAAGCCTTACCCAATGAGGTAAGAAAAGAAATAACTATTCCTAGTGAAGATGATTTACAAATAGATATAGAACAGGAACAAGAAACAAAAGGCCCTGTTGAAGTTCAAGAAAACGAAGACGGAAGTGTTGACATAGACTTTGACCCATCTGCGGTAAACGTTGAAGGCACTGAAGGACATTTTTCTAATTTAGCTGAATTGTTACCTGACGATGTTTTAGATCCGTTAGGAAGTAAAATGTATGAAGACTACACAGATTATAAATCTTCAAGAAAAGATTGGGAAAGAACTTATACACAAGGATTAGAACTGTTAGGTTTTAATTATGACGACAGAACAGAACCATTTAAAGGCGCATCGGGCGCGACGCATCCAGTATTAGCAGAAGCTGTTACACAGTTTCAAGCTTTAGCTTATAAAGAATTATTACCAGCGCAAGGTCCAGTTAGAACTCAAATAATTGGCATGCCAACACCTGATAAAGAAGCGCAGTCGCAAAGAGTAAAACAGTTTATGAATTATCAGATTATGTCTGAAATGAAAGAATATGAAGCAGAGTTTGATCAGATGTTATTTTATTTACCACTTGCAGGTTCTGCATTTAAAAAAGTTTATTACGATGAGATTATGCAAAGAGCTGTTTCAAAATATGTTCCTGCAGATGATATCGTTGTACCATATACTGCAACATCATTAGATGATTGCGAGTCTGTAATACACAGAGTGCGTATGACAGAAAACGAATTAAGAAAACAACAAGTTGGAGGATTTTATAGAGACATAGAAATTAACCCATCGTACATGGATGAGACTGCTTCTGAAAAAGCAGAAAGAGAATTAGACGGGACATCTAAAGGAAGAGATCAAAGAATGTATACACTTTTAGAATGTCACGTTACTTTAGATCTAGAAGGCTTTGAAGATTTAGGTCAAGACGGCGAAGCTACAGGAATTAAATTACCATACATTGTAACAGTTGAAGAAGGAACTAGAAAAGTATTATCAATTAGAAGAAACTACGAAGCAGGCGACGTATTAAAAAGTAAAATTAATTATTTTGTTCATTTTAAATTTTTACCTGGTTTAGGATTTTACGGTTTTGGTTTAACTCACATGATTGGTGGATTATCAAGAACAGCAACAGCTGCATTAAGACAGCTGTTAGATGCTGGAACTTTGTCTAACTTACCCGCTGGATTTAAAATGCGTGGTATTAAAATGAGAGACGAGGCACAATCAATTCAACCCGGTGAGTTTAGAGATGTCGATGCACCTGGAGGAAATTTAAAAGATGCATTTATGACATTGCCATTTAAAGAACCATCACAAACTTTATTATCACTTATGGGTGTCGTGGTACAAGCAGGGCAAAGATTTGCATCTATTGCCGACCTGCAGGTAGGAGACGGGAACCAACAAGCAGCAGTGGGCACGACAGTCGCTATGTTGGAAAGAGGATCGCGTGTAATGTCAGCGATCCACAAAAGAATGTACGCCGCGATGAAAAAAGAATTTACAATTTTGGCTAGAGTATTTAAAACATACTTACCTCCAGTTTACCCCTATGATGTTATTGGTGGACAGAATCAAATTAAACAATTAGATTTTGACGACCGTGTAGACATCTTACCAGTTGCAGATCCCAATATCTTTAGCCAAACGCAAAGGATATCTTTAGCTCAAACTGAAATGCAATTGGCTGCCTCGAACCCTCAAATACATAATCAATACGAAGTGTATCGAAATATGTATGAGGCATTGGGGGTAAAAGATATTGACTTAATTTTAAAAAAACCACCTCAACCTATGCCAAAAGATCCTGCATTGGAACACATTGATGCATTAGGTGGTATTCCGTTTCAAGCATTTCCTGGTCAAGACCACCAAGCACATATTACAGCGCATTTAAACTTTATGGAAACTAACATGGTTAAGAATTCACCTGCAATTGGCGCTTCAATACAAAAAAACATACTTGAACATATAAGTTTAATGGCACAAGAACAGATTGAAGTAGAGTTTAGAGATGAGTTACCTCAATTACAACAAATGATGCAGATGGCACAACAGAATCCACAGCTACAACAACAAGCAAGAATGCTGCAAGAGAGAATAGACGGCAGAAAAGCAGTGTTAATATCAGAAATGATGGATGATTTTGCAAAAGAAGAGAAGAAAATTACTTCACAGTTCGATAATGACCCAATAGCGAAGCTAAGATCAAGAGAATTAGACCTTAAAGCTAAAGATGATGCTAGAAAACAGAAAGAAGGCGAAGAAAAAATGAACTTAGACCGAATGAAGGCTATGATGAACCAAGCAAACACTGAAGAAAAACTAGATCAGAACGAAGAATTAGCACAATTAAGAGCTGATACGTCAATTCAAAAAACAATTTTAGGTAAAACGATACCTTCTAGCGATAAAGTGCCAGATAGTGTGTCAATTATTAGAAAAGGAGATTAATTATGTGGTTAAGTGCAATTAAACTAGCTGTAAATGCAGGTTCACACATTTATAAGAAAAAACAAGAGACTAAAATGATGATGGCTAACGCACAAGCTAAACATGCAGAAAAAATGGCCTCCGGTGAGCTGGAATATTCTGGAAAACTACTAGAAGCTAGACAATCGGACTGGAAAGACGAGGCAGTCCTTGTAATTCTCACGTTGCCAATTTTGGTGATTGCTTGGGGTGTTTTTAGTGATGATCCAAATGCTTCTGCAAAGATAAAAGAGTTTTTTGAGCAGTTCCAACAGCTGCCGAGCTGGTTTACAAATTTATGGATCCTTGTCGTGGCGAGCATTTATGGTATAAAGGGAACTCAAATATTTAAGGGAGGAAAAAAATAATGAAAAAAAAGAAAAATAACGGATTTCCAGATTTGTCTGGAGATGGCAAAACTACTTTTAAAGATGTTTTAATAGGTAGAGGAGTCAAACTTAACATGGGCGGAATGGTAGATAAAAGATCACCTTTTATGGGTGGTGGTATCGCTTACGCAGGTGGTGGAAAAGCAATGAAGAGAGGAAAAAAATAATGCCAGGAAAAGAAATAAAAGGAAGAAGTAAAAGAGTAATGTATAAAAATGGATCAGGTAAAGATACACATGTAACTAAAGATGGACGCACAGTTAAAAAAGGTCTTTATTATTATATGAACAGAGCCAAAAAAAGAGGGACTAGTAAACCTGGAAAAGGTTCTGTAACTGACAAAGCTTTAAAGGAATCAGCTAAGACTGCTAAAAAATAATGGCTGAAAATCCAATTTCAAGAAATAAAAAAAACTACAGATCTACAAAATCTGGAGCGGGTATGACACGAGCCGGTGTCGCTGCCTATAGAAGAGCAAATCCCGGCTCAAAACTAAAAACAGCTGTGACAGGAAAAGTGAAGCCTGGATCAAAAGCTGCTAATCGTAGGAAGTCATACTGCGCTAGATCACTAGGACAATTAAAACGGTCATCAGCAAAAACAAGAAACGATCCAAACTCACGTATTCGTCAAGCTAGAAGAAGATGGAAATGTTAATATGATGGACCCATTAACTGTTGTTTCTAAAATACAAAAAAACATGAGGGACAACTTACAAAGAATCGGCGACACCATGATTAGTGGTGGAGTTGACAACATGGAAAAATATCAGTATATGTTAGGACAAGCAAGAACTTATCAATATCTATTACAGGAAATCTCTAACCTGCTAGAAGAAAAGGAGCAAAAAAATGAAGGAAACGTCGTCGGAATCAACGGAAGTACCAAAAATTAAATTTGGTCTTCAAGACAAATACAAAAAAGAAGCTAAAGGTGAACCAGAACCTTTAAATCCAGAAAATATTAAAAAACAAAAAGAACAGCTGCCCGATCCTAGTGGCTGGCGACTACTTGTGTTACCATTTACACCTAAAGAAAAAACTAAAGGTGGTATAATTATTGCACAAGAGTCTTTAGAAAAATTAAGAATTGCAACTAACTGTGGTTACGTTTTAAAAGTAGGGCCATTAGCTTATTTTGACAAAGAAAAGTTTCCAACAGGAGCTTGGTGTAAAAAAGGAGATTGGGTAATTTTTGCTCGTTATGCAGGATCAAGATTACCTATCGAAGGCGGCGAAGTCCGTCTATTAAATGACGACGAAGTTTTGGGTACAATAAGTAATCCAGAATCCGTGCTGCATAATATTTAACATAGAAGGAGATAACTATGCCAGAAACAGAAGAAAACAAACAAGATCTAGTTGACATTGATACATCGGGTCCCGGTGCTGAAGTTGAGCTAGAAGAAGAAAAAGTAAAACAAGTAGTAGAAGAAAAAACAGAATCTGAAAAAGAAACTGTTGTAGAAGAAACTAAACCAGTTGAAACAACTGAGGTAGAAGAAACTAAAGAAGAGAAAAAAGAAACAAGCAACGAGAAGCAAGAAACTAAAAAAGAAGAACTAGAGCAATATAGTGAAGGCGTTCAAAAAAGAATTGCAAAACTAACTAAAAAATGGCGTGAAGCAGAAAGACAAAAAGAAGCTGCTTTAGAATATGCTAAAGGTGTGCAAGTTGAACAAGAAACTTTAAAAAATAAATTATCAACTATTGAGCCAAATTATGTAAGTGCTATGGAAGGTAGAGTTATTTCTGGTCTTCAAGCAGCACAATCTCAATTAGCAAAAGCTAGAGAAGATGGAGACATAAACGCTGAAGTGCAAGCACAAAAAATGATAGCGAGATTAGGCGTAGAAGAAGCAAGAGTTGCAAATTTAAAAAAACAAACTGAGTCTAAACCTGCAGAAGTTAAAACTCCTACATTAGATCAAGCGATTGCACCTAAACAAGCTAAACCCGATCCAAAAGCTGAAGAGTGGGCTGAAAGAAATCCTTGGTTTGGTCAAGATTCTGCTATGACTTATACTGCTTTTGATCTACATGACAAATTGACTAAAGAAGAAGGCTTTGATCCTAATTCAGATGAATACTATACTGAAGTAGATCGTAGAATGAAGCTTGACTTCCCACACAAATTTGCTAAAACTGAACCAAAGGAAACGACTAAACCTACTCAAACTGTAGCGTCAGCTACGCGGAGTGTAAAACCTGGTCGCCAAACTGTGAGACTCACTTCATCACAAGTAGCAATTGCTAAAAAATTAGGAGTGCCACTAGAAGAATATGCGAAACAACTAAAAATCACGAAGGAGGCATAAGCATATGAGTACAGATAAAATAAAAACTTCCCGTGCGAGTCAAACAAGAGCTAAAACAGCTAAAAAAACTGTTTGGACTCCACCATCATCTTTAGATGCACCCCCTGCACCAGACGGGTACCATCACAGATGGATAAGAGCCGAGACTATGGGTTTTGATGATACAAAAAACATGGCAGGTAAATTAAGATCAGGATATGAGTTAGTAAGAGCTGATGAATACCCAGATCAAGATTATCCAGTTCTGGATCAAGGTAAATACAAAGGGGTCATCGGAGTTGGCGGCCTATTGCTGGCTAGGATATCTAACGAGCTTGTTAAATCGCGTGAGGAATATTTTAATAACCTTACAAAACAAAAAGACGAAGCGATTGATAACGATCTTCTGAAGGAACAGCATCCAGGTATGCCGATCAATAATGATCGACAGACTCGTGTAACCTTCGGTGGTACAAAAAAGAGCTAATAATTTTTTAGCAATTTTTGCCAACGAATTAAATTAATCGTCTACCTTCGGTAGGCAAAGGAGATAAATATGGCAAACCAAGACGCAGCCTTTGGATTAAAACCCCTAGGCAAAATTGGAGGGTCACCTGATAACAACGCAGCTACTGAATACGAAGTAGCAGCTTGCGCTTCAGCTTTTGCTCAAAACGACCTTATGGTTGCTTTAGCAGCAGGAACAGTTGGAATAGGCGCAGCTACTGATAATGGAGTTCTTTTAGGCTCTTGTCAGGGTGTGTTTTTTACAGACTCTTCAACAAGTAAACCAACCTTTGCTAATCACTTAGTTGCTTCAAACGCAGCTACTGATATCAAAGCGTTTATTACTGACGATCCGCATCAAGTTTATGAAGTACAATCGGATGCATCAGGCGCAACACAACAACTAGACGTTTTCACAAACGCTGATGTTGCTGTTGGAGCAGGTGTAACTCCGCATTTTGTTTCTAAAACTGAAATTACGGATACTCAATCAACAACTACAGCTAACTTGCGAATTATCGGAGTTTCTGATGATCCTGACAATAGCGATTTAACATCTGCTAATTGTAACTTTAAAGTGATCATTAACGAACACTTCTATATGACCGCAACTGGCGTATAATAGCGGAATAGGAGAATAAAATATGGCTATATCAAGAGGACAACTAGTTAAAGAACTAGAGCCAGGTTTGAATGCACTATTCGGCTTGGAATATAACAACTATGCTAATGAGCATGCGGAAATTTTCGACACTGAAAACAGTGACAGAGCTTTTGAAGAAGAAGTTATGTTATCTGGTTTCGCAAATGCACCAATCAAAGCTGAAGGAACTTCAGTTTCATTTGATAATGCACAAGAAACTTTCACAGCTCGTTACACACATGAAACACTTGCACTAGCATTCGCGATTACTGAAGAAGCAATCGAGGATAACTTGTATGACAGACTTGCGTCTAGATATACAAAAGCTTTAGCAAGATCAATGGCTAACACTAAACAAGTGAAAGCTGCTAATGTGTTAAACAACGCGTTCAGTTCATCTTCTGCAGGCGGTGATGGTAAAGAGCTTTGTGCTACTGACCACCCAATCGCTTCAGGAACAGAGCAGAATGAATTATCTACTGCGGCGGACCTTAACGAAACATCATTGGAGCAATCTTTAATAGATATCGCTGCAATGACTGACGAAAGAGGTCTTAAAATTGCTGCTAAAGGTACTAAGTTAATTATACCTTCAGCTTTGCAATTTACAGCTGAGAGATTAATGAAATCTTCTCAAAGAGTTGGAACAGCTGATAATGATATCAATGCAGTTGTGTCAAAAGGAATGATTCCACAAGGTTATACTGTGAACCATTACTTAACTGATACAGATGCGTTTTTCATTAAAACAGACGTGCCTAATGGTCTAAAACATTTTGTTAGAGCACCGATGAAAACATCTATGGAAGGCGACTTTACAACTGGTAACGTAAGATACAAAGCTAGAGAGAGATATTCTTTTGGATTCTCAGACTGGAGAGGTATTTTCGGATCACCGGGAGCATAATCATTAAATTAATATGGCGGGACACAATCCCGCCATATTTTAAATATAGAAAGAAAAAATGCACCAAAAAACCTTTAGAATACAAATATCAGCGTATCAATATCATGCAGATTTTAATATAAACTGCATTGAAACCTCATTAGATATTGAAAACGCAATAGTTGACAAATTGGGAAAAGGTGATATAAAATGGGAGTATCTTGGAGAAATGAACGATCCCAAGATAAATAGAATAACCTATGAGGAGGTTATAAATGATGCAAACACATCTACAAGACCTTTACAAACAGAAAAAGGTATTGGATCTAGAATGGGAGCAGGAGCATCTTAACGAGGGTAAATATACTCTCAATATGGTTAAAATTGACAGAAAAGTCAGAGAAGTAATTAGCCATATAAAAATGGCAGAAGCTAAAAAAGAGCATCTGTTAAATAAAGTAGAAGACGCTGCCCCCGAAGTTTCTGTAGCTACTTAGTAAAAAGCTACATCGTTGGAAAAGTTCTATCCACACTACACGCCCTCTTGCACTCTATTTAAAACTAGTATACAATTTTGTTACTATACAAAAATAAAAAATAAATGTAGACGCGTATAGTCGACATGCCCCTAGGGACTACATTTAAATATTCTAGGAGGAATATTATGGCTAAAACAACTTTTTCAGGTCCAGTAAGATCTGAAGATACATTTAAAACAGTAAGTAAAAACTCTAGCACTGGAGCAATTACTGAAGTCATCACTTTAGGTGATGGACCAGTTGCATTAGGAGATGAAAACAAAACTCTTGATAACGCAACACACAGTGGAAGAACTCTTGTAGTTCCTGCACTTGGATCAAACAGAACAATTACATTACCTGCACCAGTTGCTGGCTCACACTTTAAATTTATTTATGGTGGTGCTGCAGAAGAAGCAGAGAATTTAATTATAATAACACCAGGAAATACTAATTTCTTTATTGGTGGAATTGTTCACTTAGATTCAAATGCTGATAACGTATCTGTTTATTCTGATGGAAACTCTAACTCAAAACTAACTCTTACAGATTTTGGTATATTTGAGATAAATATTTTGGCTAAAGATAGCACAAATTATTACATTTGGGGTACAGCAGAAGGTGCAGACGTACCTGCATTTGCAGATCAATAATAACTAACTTTAATTAGAGCGGGGCTTTGGCCCCGTTCTCTAACAGGAGAAAAAAATGGCAGACGCAGTAACAAGTCAAACAATAATTGACACAGATAAAAGAGCAGTAATTAAACTTACTAACATATCCGATGGAACAGGAGAAAGTTCTGTAAAAAAAGTTGATGTTTCAGCTTTAAATGCAAGATCAGCTGATTCAGCTGCTTGTTCTAGAGTTACAATAGATCAAGTTTGGTACGATGTTGGAGGATTAAGAGCAGCATTAGAATTTGATGCAACTTCAAACGTTGTAGGTTTAGTTTTAGGTGGAAGTGCAGCAGCAGGCAATGTTTCAGGACATTGGGACTATAGATCATTTGGTGGAATTAAAAATAATGCTGGCAGTGGAATTACTGGTGATATTGATTTGACGACACATGGTCATACAGCTCATGATCATTACACAATAGTATTAGAGTTAAGAAAATCGTATTAGGGAGGTAGCTGATGGCCAATACAACTTCCGGCACAGTTACTTTTGACAAAACTTTTGCTGTAGATGATTTAATAGCAGAAGCATACGAGAGAATAGGCTCACAAGTAACTTCTGGATATCAATTAAAAACGGCAAGACGTTCTTTAAACATAATGTTTCAAGAATGGGGTAATAGAGGTTTGCACTATTGGGAAATAGCTGAAAGTAATATTGATTTAATTGAAGGACAAGCTGAGTATACTTTTTATAGAGCTAGTGGAGATGGCACAAGTTCTGGCACAAATGCAACATCAAACGTTTATGGAGTTGCTGATATTTTAGAAGCCACACTTAGAACAGATAGAACATCTACTTCACAAGCAGATCAAGCATTAACAAAAATAGACAGATCAACATATTCTGCATTATCAAATAAATTATCTAAAGGAACACCTTCACAATATTTTGTACAAAGATTTGTTGATAAGACAACATTAACAGTTTATCCAACAGCAGATTCATCTAATGCATCTAAAGATTTACATTTTTATTATGTAAAAAGAATACAAGATGCAGATTCAACTTACACAGATGCAACAGATGTACCATTTAGATTTGTACCTTGTATGGTATCAGGACTTGCATTTTATTTAGCACAAAAGTTTGCACCAGATAGAATTCAAGCTATGAAACTTTATTATGAAGATGAACTAGCAAGAGCATTATCAGAAGATGGTTCTTCTACTAGTGTTCACATAACCCCTAAAACTTATTATCCAGGAACATAATGGCAAGAGGAAAATATTCAAAAGCAATATCAGATAGATCAGGAATGGAGTTTCCATATAATGAAATGATGAAAGAATGGAACGGTTCTTTTGTACATAGATCTGAATATGAAAAAAAACACCCACAACTAGAATTAAGAACAAGAGGTGGAGATGCAGAAGGTTTACTAAATGCTAGACCAGATAGAACTGAAAATGAAGTAATTGCAATATTAAGGCCTAATCCTTTTGAAACTATTGCAGCTAGTTCTGGCATAATAAACGTATTTGAAAAATCACATGGAAGATCGACAGGAGACACAGTTAGATTTAGAGGAGCCCCTTCAACTTCAACATCATTTAACAATCCATCTAATTTTGATGGAATTACAGGTTCTAATGTAGCAAAATCTGCTGGCTACTCAATTACAGTTGGCAAACGAGATTCAAGCGGAAATATTACTAACACAGATGATTTCTATCACTTTACTGTAGACACAAACACTGCTACAAGTGGGGAAGTATCAGGAGGAGGCAATAATTGCTCGGCTGGTCCGGCAACATTGACAGCATAATATGGCAGGATTAAGTGCATCAGGATTAAAAACACAAATAAAAAGCTATACAGAAGTTAGCTCTACAGTGCTATCTGATAGTGTTTTAGAAAACATAATATTAAATGCACAGTATAGAATTTTTAGAGATATTCCTGTTGATGCTGATAGAAAAACATCTACAGGTAATTTTACATCTGGAACAGGCACTGTAACAGTTCCTGCAGGAGCTGTATTTGTTAGAGCAGTGCAAGTTTATACTGCAACTGGATCTACTTATACTGGAGCTAATACATATTTAGAAAAAAGAGATTTAACATTTTTAGAGGAATATATTTCAGCAACTACATCTACTGGCACACCAAAATATTATGCAATGTTAGATACTGGGGCTACTGGAGAAAGCTCATCAAACTCTGGATCTATAATTGTATCACCAACACCAAGCGGGACGTTTGCTTATAAAATTCACTACAACGCAGCTCCAGCATTATTAGAAAATAATGATACTAATTATATTAGTATGAATTTTCCAAATGGTCTGCTATATTGTTGCCTAGCAGAAACTTATGGTTTCTTGAAAGGCCCAGCTGATATGCTGCAATTATACGAACAAAAATACCAACAAGAAGTACAAAAATTTGGAGGAGAACAACTAGGTAGAAGACGAAGAGATGACTATACAGATGGAACAGTTAGAATACCAGTCAACTCACCAACACCTTAAGGAATAAATTATGGCATCAAGTTATACAGATATTGGAACAGAGTTAATGGCAACTGGCGAAAATGCCGGAACTTGGGGAACAAAAACTAATACCAATATACAGATTTTAGAAGAAGCAATTAATGGTTACGTGTCACAAGCTTTAACAAGTGGTGGTACAGTATCTTTAACTTATACAGATGGCTCAACAGGAGACGTAGCTCGTCACGCGGTTATAGCATTAACAGGGACAATTACTGGTAATGCAGTAGTTACAGTTCCAGCTAATGAAAAAGTTTGGATTATAGATAACCAAAGTTCAGGTGCATACACTGTTACAGTAAAAGTATCTGGCCAGACTGGAGTTACTTGGGGAGCATCAGATAAAGGAACAAAAATTTTATACGCTAATGGTACAGATGTTGTTGACACAAGTATCGGAGGTGTGGGCGCTTATGATTTAAATGGCGGAGAATTAATTTTAGATGCTGATGCTGATACAAGTATTACAGCAGATACAGATGATCAAATAGATATTAAAATTGCAGGAGCTGATGATTTTCAATTTACTGCAAATACTTTTACAGCGCAATCAGGTAGCACGATTGCTGCACAAGCACTAACTGCTACTACAGTTACAGCTAGTGGTATTGTAAAAACAGATGATACTACTGAAGCAACTTCTACAACAGATGGCTCATTACAAACTGATGGTGGTTTATCTGTAGCAAAAGATGCTGTTATAGGCGATGATCTTAAACTATTAAGCGACTCTGCAGTATTAAGTTTTGGTGCAGATTCAGATACAACTTTAACTCACACAGATGGTACAGGATTAACTTTAAATAGCACTAACAAACTTCTTTTTAGAGATACTGGTTTATATATTAATTCATCTACAGATGGTCAATTAGATATTGTTGCAGACACAGAAGTACAAATAGCAGCTACGACAATAGATATTAATGGTGCTGTTGCACTTAACGGTGCAATTACTGGCGCTACTAATATTACTTTATCAGGTGAATTAGATGCAGCTACAGGAGATTTTTCTGGTGATGTTGATGTAGATGGAACTTTAGAAACAGATGCATTATCAATAAATAGCACAACAATAACTACAACAGCAGCAGAAATTAATTTAATAGATGGTGGTACTGCAAGAGGTACTACAGCAGTTGCAGATGGAGATGGTTTACTTGTAAATGACGCTGGCACAATGAGAATGACTAATGTCACAACATTAAAAACATATTTTCAAGAAGGAATATCAACTGCGTTTGATGATTTAACTGCAGGAGATGCTGCTGTTACTATATCAACTACGTCTGGAAACATTACAATTGATGCTACAGCAAATGATACAGATATTATATTTAAAGGAACAGATAACAATTCCGATATTACTATGCTTACACTTGATGGTAGTGAAGCAGGAGCAGCTACATTTAACAATAAAGTTGTAGCTACAGAATTAGATATTTCAGGGGATGTTGATATTGATGGTACATTAGAAACAGATGCTATAACTCTTGACGGATCAGCTTTTATTAAACTTGCAGGGACAAATTTTACAGGATCATTATTACTTGGTCATGCAACAACAGGAACTTTAGATGCAGCTCAATATAATACTGGAGTTGGTCTTACAGCTTTAGATGCTATTACTAGTGGAGATAATAATACAGCACTTGGTTATGGTGCTTTAACAGCTGTTACATCAGGAGGAAGAAATGTCGCTCTTGGAGTTAATGCAATGGTAGCTTTAACAAGTGGTCAACAAAACGTAGCAATAGGTCATGGTGCAGTTGATAATACTAATGCTAGCTATAATGTTGGCGTTGGTACTGATGCTTTAACAGATGCAACAGGGACTTCTAATACTGCTTTTGGACATAGGGCTGGATATGACATTTCTAGTGGAGATTATAATATTACTGTTGGTTATTTAGCTGGCGATAATATTACATCAGGTTCTGGTAATGTTGTTATTGGAAAAGCAGATGTTTCAAGTGCAACAGGTGATGACCAATTATCAATATCCGATGGTGAAGATGGATCAGTTGCTTGGATAACTGGTGACAGTTCAGGAAATTTAACTTTTGCTGCTGATGTTACGGTTGGCGATGATTTAAATTTAACAACAGATTCTTCAGTAATTACTTTTGGTGCAGACTCAGATACAACATTAACTCACACTGATGGTACAGGTTTAACTTTAAATTCTACAAACAAATTATGTTTTAATGACGCTTCACAATTTATTCATGCTCCAAGTGCAACAGTATTAGATATTGCTGCTACAGATGAAATAGAATTGACTGCTACCGAAGTAGAAATAAATGCAACATCAATAGATATAAATGGAAATACAGATATTCAAAACGATTTAAATATTGGTGGAAATACGCAATACACCGCTGATGGAGTAGAAGTTAAATTTGGAGCAAATAGTGATGTAAGATTAATACATGAACATGATGTTGGGTTAAAATTAAAACATACAGCTACAGGCGATGATAAACCTGTTAAACTTACATTACAAACTGGTGAAACAGATATTGCAGCAGATGATGTAATAGGAGCTATAAACTTTCAAGCACCCGATGAAGCAACAGGCACTGATGCAATATTAGTTGCAGCAGGTATTGAAGCAGTATCAGAAGGTGACTTTAGTTCATCAAGTAATGCTACAAAACTAAGTTTTAAAACAGGAGCAAGTGAGGCAGCAGCTGAGAAGATGTCATTATCTTCTGCTGGTGTGTTAACAGTTTCAAGTACAATAACAGCAAACAGTCAAGATGTTATTTTAGGAAAATTTGGTGGAACTAATTTTTCAAACTCAATGTTAATTGGTCATGCAACAACAGGAACTTTAAGCACAGCTACAAATAATATTGGTATTGGAGTTACAACTTTAGACGCATTAACGTCAGGAGATAAAAATGTGGCAGTTGGTGTTTCTGCTCTTACCGCTTGTACTGAAGGACTTCGTAATTTAGCGTTTGGAAATGAATCTTTAGAAGGTGTTACAACTGGTGATGATAACGTTGGTATAGGTGATAGCGCTGGTTATTACAATTCAACTGGTGATTTAAACGTTGCAATTGGAAAAAGTGCTATGCAAGGTGCATCAGGTCAAAGTAATTCTCACAATACTGCTATAGGAGGAGATGCTTTTAAAGTTATAACTACTGGAGGTCGTAATATTGGAATTGGTTATCAAGCTGGGGATAATTTAACTTCTGGTTCTGGTAATGTTATAATTGGAAGTGTTGATGCTGGTAGTGCTACTGGATCAAGACAATTACTAATTTCTGGTAACGATGGCTCAACAACTACAACTTGGATATCAGGAGATAATAATGGTGTTGTAACACTTGCAGATGATTTAGTAATTAAAGATGGCGGTACGATAGGTGTATCTAGTGATGCAGATGCAATAACAATAGCATCAAATGGTGCTGTAACATTTTCACAAACACCTGTATTTCCAGATGGAAGTATAGCTGTAGCAGATTTAGATATTGATGGTGCAACAGATATAGGTGAAGATTTAGTTGATGCAGATTTATTTATAGTTGATAATGGAGCAGGTGGAACTAATAGAAAAGTTGCTGCATCTAGAGTTAAGACATATATTGGTGGTGGTACATCATGGCAAGCAGTTAAGACAGGAAATTTTACAGCATCAGCAGGACAAGGTGTATTTGTAAATACAACGTCAGCTGCAATTACAATTACACTTCCAGCAGGAACTATTGGAGATGAAGTATCTATTGTAGATTACGCTGGAACTTTTGATTCTAATGCATGCACAATAGCAGCTAATGGTTCAGAAAAAATATTTGGATCTACAGATGATTTAACAGTATCAACAGAAAGAGCTGCCTTTACTTTAGTATTTACTGATTCAACACAAGGTTGGCTATTCAAGAATGATTAATAGGAGAATAGTATGTCAACTTACAGACAAGTAAAAGGTTACAATATAAAAAAAGTATCAAGTGATCCTTCTAACGTTAAAGAAGGACAAGTTTGGTATAATAGTTCTACTCAAAAATTAAATCTTGGACATCGTCTTGAATCATGGTCTAGTGGTGGTAATTTAGGAACCGCTGGAACAGGTGTAGGCGGAGCTGGAACACAAACTGCTGGGCTAGCTTTTGGTAGAAGACAACCACCTGCAAGTCCAAACTACGTAGGTTTAACAGAAGAATATAATGGATCAAGTTGGACTGAAGTAAATAATTTAAATACAGGAAGAGCATACTTATCTGGCTGTGGAACACAAACTGCAGCAATTGCGGCTGGAGGACACACAGGAGGAACGACTACTGATAAAACAGAATCTGAAGAATATGATGGAACCAATTGGGCAGAAGGAGATGATTTAAATACAAATCGAAGACAGTATTCTATGTTTGGAATACAGACAGCGGCAGTTGGAGCTGGTGGATATGCAAGCCCAGGAAGTCCTGGACCACTTGGCGGTTTTTTAGTTAAAACAGAAGAATATAATGGTTCAAGTTGGACTACAGTTGAAGATTTACCAACAGCATTAAATAACCATGGAGCTGCGGGAACGTTAACAGCAGGTCTTGTATTTGGTGGTGAAGGAGGATCACCTCACCCAGAAGGAGCAGGAAATGTAGTTAGTTTAACTTGGGAATATGATGGAACTAATTATGCATCTGGAGGTGCTTTAAATACAGGAAGAGGAAGTTTACTTACTGCAGGTGGAACACAAACTGCAACATGGGCAGCAGGTGGAGGAACACCTCCTGGAGCTTCAACTAATGTTGAACATTATAATGGCTCTACTTGGGTACTAGCACCTAGTATAGCATCTGGAAGAACTTTTGCTGGTCCAGCAAATGCAGCAGCACAACCAGCAGGAATGATTTTTGGTGGAGGAAATTCTAATGCAACAGAAGAATTTTCATCTGCAGTATCAACAAGATCGGTGGATGTATCATGACGGATTATAAAAATATACACGGGAAAAGAGTTAAGTTTTTTACAAGTGATTTGGATAATACACAAGCAGAAGGACAAATATTTTATAGTGGTATAGACGCAACTGCAAGCGCCGTAGGTGCTTTTAATTTTAAAACAGCAGTAGCTATTTCTGCGTGGTCTAGTGCTTCACCATTTCTTACTGGAAGAACAACAGCTGGTGGAGCAGGGACTCAAACAGCGCATATAGGTTTTTCTGGATACTTATCAACTAATACACCAACTAATGTTACTGAAGAATATAATGGATCAGGTTGGTCAAATGGTGGTAATATGAACAATGGAAGAAAAGACCCCGCTGGAGCAGGCACACAAACTGCAACACTTGCTTTTGGTGGAGATGAAAGACCTCCAGGATCTAATAACGTAGCTCTTACAGAAGAATACAATGGAACTTCATGGTCCCCGCAAAATAATATGAATACAGGAAGAACTTCTGTAGGGTCTGCAGGAACTCAAACTGCAGGACTTGGATTTGGAGGACCGGGTAGTTCAACGGCTACAGAAGAATACGATGGAACAAGTTGGACAAATAGTGGGGCTTTAAACTCTGGTAGAAATGGTATTATTGGAATTGGCACTCAAACAGCCGCTGTAGGAGCTGGAGGATATACACCAGGTTATTTAGCTAATGTAGAACATTATAATGGATCAACTTGGACAGCAGCCACTGCATTACCATCTGCTCAAGGAACTGGTGGTGGTGCTGGTATACAAACAGATGGTTTAATTTTTGGAGGATATGTTCCTCCAGGTCATACCGTAACAAACAGAACATTAAATTATAATGGAACTTCTTGGACTGTTTCTCCAGCTACATTAGGAACTGCAAGAGGGTTAAGTGCTAATACGAGTTCAGCACCTTCTAGTGCAGCAATAGCCATGATGGGAGAAACAACTCCCACTAATACTTTAACAGAAGAATTTAATACAACTGCAAGCACAATTACAGGTGCTGCATGGGCAAGTGGTGGAAATATGCCTACTACTAAACTTAATGGTGGTCAAGGAATTGGAACAGAATTAGCAGCAGCAGTTTTTGGTGGAAACCAAACAACTATTACTTATCCTTATGTAAATACAACATATGAATATGATGGTTCATCTTGGGGCAGTGGTGGAAATATGAATAACACTGGATCATCTCATGGTGCTTTTGGAACTCAAACAGCGGGAACTAAAATAGGTTCTTACATGTATCCACCAAATGTATCTACAACAAATGTTGAAGAGTATGACGGTAGTTCTTGGACAGCTAAACCAGCAATGAGTCAAACAAGATATGGAGCAGGTGGCGCTGGAATATCTACAGCAGGATTAGCTATGGGTGGAACAGCTAAATCTCCAGTAGTTGCTCTTACTGCAGTTGAAGAGTATGATGGTGAGGGATGGACTTCTGGAGGAGCCTTACCAGCTCATCATGAAAATTTTGCTTCAGGTGGAACTCAAACAGCGGCAATAGTTGCAGGAGGTCAAGACCCTGCTCCTCAATCAAATGGAGCTTCTGTTACTTCATACGATTATAATGGTTCAAGTTGGACATCAAATCCAAATATGAGTATAGATAAAGTTTATAATTTTGGAAATGGTGGTCCTGTTTCACAAACATCTTTTTTATCTGCTACAGGAAATACTGGTCCTGGAACAGCATCAAACAATTGTGAATTATTTGATGGAACAAGTTGGGCTACAGCAGCAAGTGTTTCAACAGCAAGAAGTCAACACATGAATGCTCAACACGGCACTACGGGCACAAATGGAGCACTTATAGCTGGTGGTAGACCACCTCCTACAGGAGTAAATACTTCTGAAGTATTTACAGCTGAAACAACAGCAGTAAATTTAAAGACTATAACAGATAGTTGATTTATGATATTAATAAGCTATAAAAGGAAGGAGGATTAATATGGCACTATTTATATACGGCACAGCAAACAATACCGGAAAAGGATTTTTTACTCATGAAGATAGATTAAACTTTTTCTTAAGAGGTTATTCAGGGCACGATGGATCTAATTATGTAGATACATGGGTTATTGGTAACAATGAAAAAGGAGCACTTTGGTTAGCTGAAAAAAGTGGAACCGAAAAAACTAAATCAGAAGCACAAGCTTTAGTTAAAGCATCTGATGATCTAGCCAGAACAGCTTGGGATAATGATAATGTTAGCGGTGAATCTGCAGATGAAAAAATTGCAAGAATTGGTGCAAAGCCTGGTTTCATAACAATCCCCTAAAGGAATTTTAAATGTCTACATATGAAGAATTAAAAGGACTGAAGGTTAAATATTTATCTTCTGATACTTCAGGAGATAGAATACAAGAAGGTGAAGTCTTTTATAATTCTTCTGATTTTAATCTTAAATCTTTTATAGCCACTGCTGCTTGGCATTCTGGTGCTAATATGTCTAATTCTAGAGATTCTGCAGCAGGAGGATGTGCTGCACCTACAGCAGCAGGAATAATTTTTGGTGGAGGAGATAGCACAGGTCATTTAGCTAAAACAGAAGAATATAATGGTTTAGGTTGGGGTTCTGGTGGAGATTTAAATACAGCAAGAGAAATTTTAGGAGGTGCAGGAACTCAAACTGCAGGTTTAGCTTTTGGTGGGCAAAAAGGAAGTCCTAACGCAAATGCAAATGAATCAGAAGAATATAATGGATCAAGTTGGACTGAAGGAGATAATCTAAACACAGCAAGATATATAGCAGGTGCAGGAACTCAAACAGCTGGATTAGGTTTTGGTGGTTATTCAATACCTGAAACTCTTCGAGCACATTCAGA